TAATGCAACAAATACAAGATAGAATGAAGAGAGAAAAAGAGTTCCTATTATTAGGAATTACGGGCAATCCTAAAGTCGGTAAATCCGGTTTAGCAATGGATTGTAGAACTGAAGAAGAAATCAAGAAAGGTATGACGGTCGAAATACTAGACTTAGATGACGGTTCAACTGCAACTTGGGATTCAGCATGGAATAGAGATGAAAACATAAGAGTGTTTGTTCCTAATGTTTGGAATGAAGATGGCTCTATGAATTGGGATGAAACATTTCACAACTGTTCAACTTGGATTAAAATGTTAGAAGAACAAATTAAAGAAGGAAATGTAAAGGCTGTAATTTTAGACGGTGTTGATAAAATTTACGAAGGGTCTAGTGATGTTCTTCGTAAATCTTTAGTAAAGAATGCGGCAAGAAGCGGTTCTGTAATACAGGATTCGGATACAGTAAGAGTAAGCCCATTAGATTGGAAAGTTAGAAATAAGATTTATGATAGAATCATTAATCCGTTTGTAGCATTAAGAACTAACAGATTTCTTATTACACATATGAAACCTGTTTACGAAGGTATAGGCGCACCAATTGCAGTAGGGGAAACTCCCGATTGGTACAAAACTACACCACATAAACTACTACAAATAGTAAACATAAAAGAACAAAAGTTAGGAAAGAAAACCACCTACATGGCGACACTAACTGCTAGTAAAACTAATTCCAAAATGGTAGGTAAAAAATGGCCTGTCTTCGTATTAGAAGAGACAGGAAATCAATGGAATGGAATACCTGAATTAAAAACAGGTGAATTATAATGGAGATAAATAACAATGAAAATAATAATAGAAGCAAAGGAATTGAGTAAATTAATAGAGAGCGTAGCATTAAAAGGAAGATACTTCGATGGTGGAGAATCTAAAAATGGTATGTTATCAGCACACGCATATTTAGTAGTCGATAGTAACACGCTACAAATATGGAATGCTGATAACACTACTATTTGTGGGTTGAACCATGGCTTAGCGGAAGCAACTCATGTCTCCGTTGAGAACGGTTCGGCAGTGGTTGACATCAAGAAGACTGTAAAATACCTAAAGGGATTTACAGGAGAAGTTACAGTTGAAGCGAATGATTTCTTACATATTAGCAATGAATCATCCAATGCAACTTTACCTTTAGTGGTTGAACATAGTCATCAGCCTATGATTGATATGTTAATTGTGTTCGAGAAAACTGTAAGGGATGTCAATGTAACGTTTCCTACGTTTAGAAGAACTACCTTTGAAACTAAACTTCACCTTCTAAGCGACACTTTAACAGCCGCAACAAAAGGTTGTGATGTAATTAATACTGCTAGGTATAAGTTTGATTATAGTATTAATAATACATTAACAATGTCTTCTATTAAAACAGATTTAGATAAGTTTGAAACTGTTGTGCCTACTATAACTAGAGACGGCGAACCTTCAACAGTAGAGTTTACAGGTTTCTTTCACGGCTTCTTTGAGTTAACCGCAGTTAATATTTATCTTAAAGATGACGCACCTATTCTGTTTGTATCGCCAACTAGAATACTATTGAAAGCGCCCTACATGGATAGGAGTTGAACGGTTGATAATTAATGAAATAAAAAATGGTATAGGATTAGTTTGGAGAGATGAAAATAATAACAGACTGCAAGAAACTGTTTCTTTGAAAGACTTCAAACATTACTTTTTCATTAAGGCTACGTCAACTAGACATACTAATTTGTTAGTTAAAGACAACAATACAAGAGGCAACTTTCAAGTTGACCTGTCTTATGAATTAGGAGATTGGGTATCTCTCGAAGGTGAATCTTTGGTGAAGGTTTCTTGGGGTACTAAATCTCCTAGTCTTAGGTATCAAATTAGAGAGAAGTTAGAAGAGTTAGGTGTTGATACTTACGAAGCAGACATACCACATCATTATCGGTATGCTGTTGATGAGTTAAATTCTATCCCTGATTATAAAATGCGTAAGTGTTTTTGGGATATGGAATGGATGCAAGGCGGAGAACATGATGGTAAGATTACTTGTATAGTAATATACGATAATTATGATGATGAGTATAGTGTATTCGCTTGGTTTCCTAACTTAGAAAAGAAACTTAGTATGGAGTTCCTTTACAAACTAAGAAGGAATTATAACTTAAAAATATTCAAGTCAGAAGAATCTATGCTTGACAACTTCTTAACCTATTTTATTCAGAAGAGACCGGATATGTTAATCTCATGGTTCGGTTGGAAATTCGACCTACCTAAACTAATAGAGAGAAATAGTGCTTACAATATTGATTCGAGAATGTTATCTCCCTTTAATGAAGTAAGGGGAGTTTCTTGGAAGGATAACAAAGTTAAGATATATCCTAAACAAGTAAACGGGTCTTCTCCTATAACACAACCTATTAAGGGAGTAATTACAGTAGCATTAGATTTAGTCTTTGAAAGACAATGGAACGATTCACAAAGAGGAACATTACCTTCTATGGCGTTAGATTACATTTCTGAATCTGTTTTAGGCGATAAGAAATTAGTTAGTGAAAAGTTTCCTGATAAAAATGAGTTCTTTGCTAGAGGTTGGTTAGAAGATACTGAAACATATTTAGAGTATGCAATAAAGGATGTTGAGTTAATCAAAAGAATTGATGATGAAAACCATTGTATTGATTCAGTATTAGCATTACAAAAATTACTAATTGCTCCTTTCGATGCTTGCTTCTATGCAAGTAATATGGGTGGAATATATTTCATGCGTAACGCTACTTGGAAAGCACCAACAGGTAAGAAAGGTGAGAAAGTTAACTATGATGGAGCAATGATTTACAATCCATTAACGGAAGGCACGAATGGTAGATATGATAATGTAGCAGCGTTTGATTTTGCAGGGCTATATCCTTCAATGATTATTTCACGGAATATTTCGTGGGAATCTAAATCAAAAGTACCAACAGAGTTTGCAGTTAACTTAGCAATACCTAGAGATTTTAGTGAAGTTAAAGAAGAGAAGATGTTGTATTACAATACAGATAAGTTAGGATTGTTACCCCAATCACTAATAGGACTTAAGAAGTTAAGAAATGAATATAAAACAAATATGAAAGAAGCATCTTCCAAAGATGAAAAAGTAAAGTGGAATAATAATCAAATGGCTGTCAAAAGATTGATGGCTTCATTTTATGGTATTACAGCCTATCAAGGATTTGGTTGGGCTGATATAGACCTAGCCGCTAGTATTACTGCTAGTGCTAGAGAGGCAATTAGATTAGCCGCATTTAAGGCGAGGGAATTATAATGAGTAAAAGATGGAAGAAAAGAGTCAATCAAAACAATAAAGATACAATGAAATTATCTGAATTAATAGCATTAATGATGAGTAAATATGCCATGTCCGAAGAAGAACACAACGCAATATTAACTTGGGAAGAGTTCAATATTAATATAGAAAGGCAGACTACATCAGAAGAACAAGCAAAGCAGACATTTTCAATAGAAGCAATTGCAGGTGTTACTGCCACCTTTCATCTTTGGCTCTTAGGAAGAGTAAAGGATAGGTGGGAATCAGAAAATTGGGATTCAGATAAAGCACCCCATGCTATTTCTGTTAATGCTAAAGTGGATTGGAGTAATGACATATGAAAGTAGTTTACGGACACACGGATTCAATTTATGTTCAATGTGATGATATAGAAAAAGCAAAGAACGTTTGTAGTGAAATTAACGATTATGTTAGGGAATCCTTTCCTAATCTATTAGGTCTAGATGAACACCCTGTCACTTTAGAGTTTGAAAAGTATTACAAATCTCTTGGAGTTGGTGCAACAAAGAATAGAAATGCAGGGTTAATAACTTGGAAGGATGGAGAGTATCTTGAAGAAGATGAGTTTGTTCTTACAGGTTTTTCTGCTAAAAGAGTTGCACAAACAAAACTAGCAAAGGAAACACAAATGAAAGTGTTGCGAATGTGGGTTGATGGTGTTGAAGAAGAAGAAGTTTCTAATTACTTACACGGGTTATTTAACACTGTTATTTCCGGCGATATAGAACTATCAATGCTTACTAACAGAACTAGATTTCGTGAAGAGAGATTTAAGGTAAAATGTATGGGAGAATGTAAAAAAATGAAATGGGGAAAGGTTTTCTCACTATCAGAAATCATTGAGAATATTACAAAACACCGCAGAAGTTTTTCTAGTGATAAATGGAAATGTTGTAATAAACCTAATCTTAGAACATTACAAGATAAGAGACCTACAATTGGTTCAGGTATAGAAGGAGTATTGTTTTACAATTCCTTTAATGAAGTGCAAATAGATGACTCCTACCTTTACATTAAGATTAAGGGTAACAACACAACTTACATTCATCCTCTAACTCAAGAAGATACTATCCCTTCTTGGGTTTCAGTTAAGCATGAATCAGAACTATCTAACTTTACTCCTGACTATTTGCATTATGCTTATCAAGTAGTTAGTAAGGCAGAACCCATCTACAATGCAATGGGTTGGAATATAGATAATATTACTAAAAGTAGAAATCAAGATTTGGGGGATTGGTTTTGAGATTGTCTTGGTCTATGAAAAGAAGAATAGAAAGATGGAAAATTAGACACGCTAAAATAAACGAATGGGTTGTATTTTACAAAGAAGAAATAGTAAAAGATTATAATAGAATGAAAAGTTTTTTACAGAAATTAAATAAAAAGAAGGTTAAAAAAATGAAAATAGATAACAAGAAAAAACAAACTATATTTTTCGATTCTAAAGAATATATAGGATTAACAATGCAAAAAGGTAATATTACACTTATAGAAAAACCTCCTTTAAGTGTTATTTCTTTTAAAGAGGAAAAAACAATA